CGCGCCGGTTGGAGGCCTGGGGCGAGACGGCGGCCAGCTCGCCCTTGATGAGGGTGCGGGCGCGTTCCAGGTCAGCCATGCTGCGGTAGGTGATGCGCCGGCCATTGACTTCGACCGTGAGCTCGCCGGTGGCGATGGCTGTGTCAACGGCGTTCAGGTCTGATGTGGTGAAGCTCATGGGCGGTGTTGCATAGTGTCCTGCGTGGTGCGCGCCAGGGCGCGGGCTGGATGGCTTCTTGCGGGATGCGCTGACGGTAGCCGGGGCGGTGTCTCATTTCCAGGAAAACTGAGACAAGCGGGTGAGACAAGCGGCTGAGACAAGCGGGTGCCCTGCCCTGACCGTTCAGGCCGGCGGGGCCACGCTGCGGCGGCTGGATTGCTTGAGCACGCGGTACACGGTGGCGCGGCCGATGCTGAGGGCCCGGGCCACCTCGGTGGCGTTGCGGCCGTTGAACATGGAGAGCACCTGGCTGACCAGTTCCTGCCGGGCGCTGGCGGGGCGGCTGGCGATGTAGCACTCTTCGCCCCGGAACTCAGCGCGCACGGCGGCCTTGAGCTGCTGCAGGGCCTGCGGCTCGAGCACGGTGAGGCGTGGGTCTTCGCGCAGGAACTCGAAGATGCGGTCGACCAGGTCAGCTTCCTGCGCTGGCGGGGTTGGGGGCTTGGCTGGCGTGGGCGCGGGCTTGCGGGGTGGGGGGTCTGCAAGGGCGGTGGCGGCGGCCTGGGGGTGGGCCTGTAGGTGGGCCTGGGGGTGGACCTGGGCGTGGGCGGCGGGTTTGGGCATGGGGGTTACCAGTCGCGGGTGGGGCGCCTGGGCGGCGGCGCAGGGGGTGGCGGGGCGGGCTCGGGTGGAGCGGCGGGGGCTGGTGGGGTGGGCGGGGTGGGCGCGGGGGCTGGCGGGGCGGGTGCGGGGTCTGGCGCTGGGGTGGCGGCGCTGGGCAGCGGGGCGGTCTGGGTGGGCGGCGCGGGCGGTGCAGTCGGCCCGGCCTGGGTGGGCGCAGGCTGCGGGGCGGCTGACATGGGCGCGGGGGCGGTCTGGGGCGCGGCCTGGGGTGCAGGCGCGGCCGGCGCTTCGTCGAACAGGCTGCGCTCTTCCACGCGGTTCTGCCACTTGAGCCAGTCGCCCTCTTTCCAGCGGTCGATGCCGGCGAAGTGGGCGCCGGCCAGGGCGTAGACGGCGCAGTCCAGCGCTTCGTTTCGGCGGCCGTTGGGCTTGACCCACTCCAGGCGCGGACGGCCTTTGACGTATTTGGTGACCAGGCGCTCAGCGGTGAGCTGCTCGAAGACTTCGGGCGGCAGCAGGCGGCTCAGGAGCACGTAGCCGGGGCCGGGCTGCTCGGTGCGCAGGCGGCCATAGATTTCGGCCTTGGCGGTGTCGGTGCCGATGGGCCAGAGCTTCACGCCGCCCTTGATCTTGTTGCCGCGCCAGTTCACGTCCACGTCTGTGGGCTTGCCCAGGACGGCCTTGCCCGCCTGGCTCTGGCCCTTCACGGCGTAGACGTGGGCGTGCTGGTGGGCGCGGGCGTAGGCGTAGACGGCCTGGGTGTGGTGGCCGCCCGAGTCGATCATGGTGGCGATGATGGGCACGGGCCGGCCGCTGGCGTGCAGCACGGGGGTGCGGCGGTATTCGGTGAGGCGGGCCCACACGCTGCCGGGTTCGCTTTCGGCCTGGCCGGGGTCGCCGTAGAAGACGGCGCGGTCCACCAGTTGGCGCTGCATGCCGCGGCCCCAGGCCCAGAGGTAGGCTTCGATACGGTCACCCTGGGTGTCCACGCCCATGGTCAGCACGAAGTGGCCCCACTGCACCTGGCGCAGGGGCACATCGGTGGCGCGCTTGCGCAGGGCGTGTTCGTCGGCGCGGTCGCCCTGCTCTTCGAAGGTTTCGGCCAGGCGCGTGTTGACGAAGACGCGCAGCAGGCTGATGTCACCCGTGCGGCTGGCGGCGATGGCGGTTTCCCACTCGGTCACCAGCGTGGCCCAGCTCAGCCAGCCCAGCGGGCTGTAGAGGCTGCTGAGCTGGAAGCCGCGCACGCGGCCGGCGGCGGCGCCAGGGTTCTCAGCCACCCAGCGGCCACCGGCCAGCATGCCAGGCTTGTGGTGCTCGCGGATCTCGGCGCCGCAGGCGCGGCAGACGTAGCGCACCGTGTCGGGCAGGGCGCGGCCTTCAGAGTCGCGGTCCCACTTCAGGCCGTGGGGCTTGTCGGTGCCCCAGTCCAGCGGCTGCAGTTCCTGGCAGTGCGGGCAGGGTACGTGGAAGCGGGCGCGGTCGCTGGCGAGGTAGCGGCCCTCGATGCGGCTGAAGTCTTTGGTGGTGGGCGTGCTGGTGAGCAGGCGCTTGCGGCGGCTGAAGGTGGACTGGCGGGCTTCGGCCAGCTTGATGGGGTCACCCTCGCCGTCCACGTCCAGCGGGTAGCCGTCGATTTCGTCCAGGAACAAGTCGCGCACGGGCATGGAGCGCAGGCCCGCGGCGCTGTTGGCGCCGGCCACGGCCATGAAGCCGCCGGCGAACTCCTTGAGCAGGGTGGTGTTGGCGTCATCCCTGGACCTGTTTTCCCTGACCTTGCGGCGCAAGGCTGGCGACTCCTCGATCATGGGCGCCAGGCGCTGGCGGCTGTAGCGCTTGGCCATGTCGATGGTGGGCTGCACGATCATCACCGGCCCGGGGTTGGTGTCCACCAGGTAGCCCAGCCAGTTGGAGCCGATGCGGGTCTTGCCGGTCTGCGCGCCCCACATCAGCACCACCTCTTCCACGGTGCTGTGCTGGCTGAGGCAGTCCATCGGCTCGCTGGCGTAGGGCGTGCGCGCGGCGCGGTAGGGGCCGGGCTCGGCGCTGTCCTTGGCGCTGAGGATGATGGAGCGCTCGGACCAGGTGGAGACGCCGATGCGCGCCGGCATGGCCGCGAACTCGCGCAGGATTTCATCGACGCGCTGCTGTGCGTCAACGAGCTGGTGCGGGAGGTCGCGGGCGCCCATCGATCAGAACGTGGTTGGTTGCGCGATACCGCGTATCACCGCCATGAAGCCGCGCTGGAGGTCAGTCGCGCCGATGCTCACCCATCGCTGATCCAGGCTGGGGGACGGTCCTGCGGGCGTTTCGTTCACAAACGGCACCCCATCGGCTCCAGTTGCGGGGAGCTCGCGCAGCTTTTTGATGTAAGCGCCGCACTGCTCTGCAAGGGCCTTGCCTTCATTCATCAGCGCCGCTTCCACGGGCGTGAGCTGGCGGTAGCCAGTGATCTTGGGTTGCGTGAAGGTTTCCATTTCTTTCCTACGTTGTGCCGCTTTTCAGGGGATGCGGCTAACCCCTTATCCAGCGGTGAGCTGCGACATCACCTGGCGCAGCTCGTCCTCGAGCAGGGCATGGATGCGCGCCTGGTCAGACTCCGCAGCAAGCTGGGCCGACAGGCGGGCGGGGATCTGCAGCAGGCCTTCGCGGAAGGCGGCGGCGCGCTTGGCCAGGGCGGCAGCCCAGTCATCGGCGCGCACGAGCTGGCCCTGCAGCTCGGCCAGCTTGAGCTCGGCCAGCTCGGCCTCGGCGCGCTCGCGCCTGGCGCGGCTCTTCCAGTAGCCGGAGGCGCTGTCTTCGTCTTCATCGTCACCGCCAGCGGTGCCGCCCGTGCTGCCGCTGCCGCTGAGGTTCACGTCATCGGTGGCCCGGCTGCCGGCGCGCACGCGGGTGTTGCGCGCCCACTGCGCGTCAGCGGCCACGGGGTCGATCTTGCCGTTGATGAGGCTGATGCGCCCGTCGCGCACCGCGCGCCGAACCGCGCCCTCGGTGCACCCGCGCCGCCGGGCGTATTCGGCCTGGGTGATGAGCTGGACCGTACCGACAGGCATCAGCGAACCCCTAGGCGTACAAAGTCCGCAGCGGACCAACTAGCGAAAACGCGGGGTCCGAATTACCCGCGCTGGCAGGTGCCAGGGAGGACCCGAACCGGGGGGGTGGGCGGTGGCTGGTCATGCGCCTGACCTGGCCGACAGACGCGCCAGGCTTTCGTTCACGGCCCGCTGCACTTCGCCCGGCAGCGTCTGGTCGGCCAGGCGCTTGGCCAGGCCGTCGAAGTCGAAGCGGCGGCGGTAGGTGGCGCCGCGCACGAAGATCACAACGGGCTCGATCCTTGAACCGAGCGCGAAGTTGGTGCGGCGGTAGATGCCGGGCTGCGCACGGTGCGTGCCTGTGCCGCCACCTTGCCGCACGAAGGTTCTGCGCTCGCCGGGGCGCACCACGAAGTATTCGAAGCCGGCCTTCTTGCGCGTGCCCTTCAGGCGCTTTTCACGGCCAAGCGGCCCCATGTTCTGTCGGCTGCCTGCCACCAACTCAGCAGCATCGAAGAAGCTCAGGATCTGGCGCAGCTCTCCCACGCTCTGGTTTCCGAAGTTGTCCACCTTCGCTCTTTGACCGGGCACCGTCACCCAGCCTGAAGGAAGCACGCCCACGAGCTGCAGTGCGCGCTCGAAGCGCTTGAGCGCCCGTTGGCCGCCATCAGCTTGGAACTGCAGGTACTTCCCAGCCGGCGTCTCACCCGGGCCAAGGTCACGGAAGCCGATGCGCGCGCCGCGTTCATCGGTGACGCTCACCACGTTGAAGCCCACGGCTGCAGCCAGCCGGTCAGCCGATGCACCCACGTAGCGCAGTTGCCTGAGCGTGTAGGGCGTCGGCCGGTCCAGCACGCGGGGCAGCTCGGCCTGGACGCCTGCGCGCACCTGCACCGCCGTGCGCGTCAGGGCCGTGGCCATGGCCGCTTTGAAGCGGCGGTCTGAGAACTGCGCCACCTGGGCCCGCACCTGGGCGATGTTGGATTCGAGGGTGATCCTCATTGCTTTGCTCCCTTGGCCCACCCGAGCGTGCCGTCTGCCAGCACCTGGGCTGCTGCACTGCTGCGGGTCTTGCCGAATTGCTTGAGGGTGCCGTCAGCAGCAACCTCTGCGGCGTAGAAGCCGCCTGCTGCGCTCTTGCCCTGCAGCACGATGCGGTCTGCCGCTTCCTTGCCGAACTCTTGCCGCAGCCAGTCCACCAGCTCTGCTGTCTGGGGCATGGTGTCCCTGAGTGACTTCCCCTTGGCATGCCCTGCAGCATCAGCCTTGGCCTTATGGCCGTCCAACCGTCCAACCTCGTCCAACCCCTTTTCTCGTGTGCGCGCCGGTGTGTGTGCGGGCGGGCGGGCGGGCGTCCGCACGCCCCCGCCTGCGCCCACACACGCGCCTGCACGTGAGGGAGGTTGGACGGGGTTGGACGGCGGCACTTTCCCCTCGGAAAACCTGCCGTCCAACCTCTGCGGAAGGTTGGACGGAGGTTGGACGGAGGTTGGACGGATGTCAGAACTCATCGAGCGTTTCCTCGGCCGGACCACCGGCCTGCGGCTCGCTGGCGGGACCACCCACCAGACCGTTCTCGTCCTTCGCCTCGGGCTTCGCCTTCGGCCTGATGTAGCGCCACAGCCTGGCGCCCGTGGCGTCACGCTGCTTCAGCCAGCCCAGCTTGTGCATGGCAATGCCCACGCGTGTGCTCATCTGCCGGGCGCCGTCAATACGGTCGATCGGCACGCCCAGGCAGTAGGTCAGGATCTCCTGAGTGGTGAAGGAGTCCATGTCGGCCACCTCGTCCACGCGCTCGCTGTTGAACTTCGCGCGGGAATCGATCCAGCTTGCAATGCGCTCGTACCAGGGGTCGCCGATCTCGCGCCGTTCCTGCTCGGGCACAAGGTACTTTTCTTCCTCGTCCCGCGTGGGCCAGCAGCGGCGCTTTTCAGGGTCGGCGCTGGCCAGGTTGGCAATGGCCTCGGCGAACATCTGGTCGCGGTCAGCGGCCAGCTTGTCCAGCTTGATCTCGCCGTCGCAGGCCACAGGCCACAGGCGCCGGGCGCCGGTGCTGTCCTTGCTGTATTCGTCCTGGTTGGTGGTGCCAGCGAAGCAACAGCTGCGCGCGCGGTCGGTCGGGCGGCGGGCGAAGGGCTCGCGCACCCGGTCAATGCGGCTGGTGAGGTACTGCTTCACGGCCGTGATTTCGGCGCGGCTGAAGCTGTCCAGCTCGGCAATCTCGTACAGCCACTTCCCGGCCAGGTTGAGCAAGGCGTCCTTGTCGCCGATGCGGATGGGCGTGTCTGCAAACCACTCGTCGCGCGCCACCAGCGTGCGCAGACTGGTGGACTTGCGCTTTCCTTGCTTGCCCTCCAGCACGATCATGTAGTCGGCCTGGCATCCCGGCTCACGGATGCGGCGCACCAGGTTCATCACGAACCACGGGCCCACCATGCGTGTGTAGGTGGTTTCATTGGCGCCCAGGCACTCGCTGAGCCAAAAGGGCAGGCGCTCGATGCCGTCCCAGGCAGGCAGGTTGTCCAGGTACTCACGCACCGGATGGAACTTGTTGTCACTCGCAGCCATGGCCACGCCTGCCATCAGCGTGGCCTCAGCCCGCACCCTCAAGCGCAACTGCGTGGCCAGCCAGTAGCCCAGGCTGTAGTCGTCGTCTGTGCTCCACTCGCCCGCTTCTGAGCCCCAGGGCGTGGTGCGCAGCTTCAGCACCCGGTGGGCGAACTCGTCGAAGCCCACCAGGCCGGCCAGCTCGGGGTGGTGCTTCAGCACCAGAAACACGTTCTCACGGCAATCGGCCACCCCGCCCTCGGTGTTGCGCAACAGCAGGGCATCCAGCGCGGGCGGCAGGTTGTTGCGGGGCTTGCGCCTTCCACCCGGCGCGGAGCCAGTGGAAGGGGTGGACGTGGTGTCGTCGCCCAGGTCAGCTTCGTCCAGCTCGGGGCCGTCGTCCTGCAGATCGGGCGCGTCCATCGGCCCTGTGGGCGGCGGTGCTGGGGCACGCGCTGCGGGCGCCGCGGGCTTGGGCGGGCGCGGTGGGCGCCATCCGGCGTCCATGGCCAGTTTGAACACGGTGGCCTCGGTCACGCCCGTGCCGCGGAAGCTCTGCCACTTGCGGGCCAGGTACTCACTGCCGGGGTACTTGGTGCCGCGGCTGCTCCAGTAGTCCCACACGCGCAGGCCGCCATCGCCCAGCGCGGCCTTGATGGCCATGCCAATCTGCACCCAGTCGTCGTGGGGCATGTCAGGGTGCAGGCTCAGCAGGGCGGATTCCAGGCGCAGGGCCAGGTCTTGCGGGCCGGCTTGCGCGGCCATGGGCCGGGGCGGGCCCGCATGGGGTGCGCGCTCAGGTTTCACCAGCTTGCGCAGGGCCTGCAGCACCTCATCGGCAATGGGCTGCACATCGTCAGGCGTGTCGGGCCAGCGCTTGCCGGTGCAGGTGAAGAACTGCCGGCCGCAGAACACCTCCACGCCGATCTCGTTGTCCTTGAAGGTCTGCGTCTGGCCAGCCACGATGATGTGCACGCCGCGCCCGCTGGGGCTGTATTCGGTGTAGGAGGCGCAGTCGCGGATGATCTGCAGGCAGCGCTCAGACACCTCGCCCGTGTCGGGGTCAATGGCGCCGTCAATGTCGATGCCGATCAACCCGTCGCCCGGAAGGAACGCAAAGCCGATGCCGTCATACTGGCCACGCGCCACCAGGTCGCAGGCGACATCAAAAGCAGCCAGCAGGTGGCGGTCTTCATCGCTGCCCTGCTCTCCCCTGCGCTTGCGGCCGTTGGTGTAGTAGGGCACCTTGCGCGGCTTCTTGTCGCCCTCGAAGGTTTCAAACCTCCACACCAGCCACTGGCGAAGGGCGCGCATCTGCGCCGGCATGTTTTCCAGCATGTGGTCCACGTCCTGCGCGTTCACGGCGCCCCCACCCTCGTCAGCAGCCGGCTGGCGATGCGTTCGTGCATGTCGAACCCGTCGATGCTGGGCCCGATGCGCAGCACGCGGTTGTGGTCATCCACGTAGCCGAAGCCCAGCAGGCAATCTGCACGTTCCTTCGTGGGTGGCTCGATGCGCAGCAGCTTGCACACGCGGCCCATGCGGGTGAGGTACAGGTTGCCGATCCGCGCCTCGAACTGCACCACCTTGCGCCCGCTGGGTGCGGCGCGGCCGCCTGCGGCCTGGGTGCTGACTCGCTGGCCTGCCATCAGATGCGTCCTTGCGTTTGCTCAACACCGGCCCGGGCCAGGCGCGCACCATGGCGGGCATGGTCGTTGCCAAAGTTGGGGGAAGAAAAAACGCGCCGCCAGCCGGCCGCCTGGTGGGCCGCAGGAGGGACGGCCGGGCGTGCACAACAGCCAGCAGCCGGCATCACGGCCGGCCAGCCTGGCGCAAAGGGTCGGTGGCTTGGCACTGCACGGGGGCCACCGTCCGAGGGTTTGAATGTCAAGCGGCTTCCTTCACCGCAGCCACAGGCCGCGCCACGTCAATGACAGGCCGGCCGGCCGGGTGGGGCCAGGCGGGGTCGGGGATGCGGCTCCATCGGGCCGATGGACACAGGGTGTCCACCGTCCAGCGGCCCGCCGTAGCGCGCTCGATGGCGGGGCAGCGTTCTGCGGGGATGCCGCGCTGGCGGTAGGCGTGGGCCGTGGGGGCGCTGACGCCCGTCATGCGGGCCACGGCTGAAACGCCGCCGAGCTGGTCAATGAGTGCCGAGTGGTTCATGGGGGCGGACTTTAGTAAGGTCGAAACAAAAAAGCAAGCCCATTCTAAATTCGCGCTCCCTAAAGTCTTGCGATGGACCTGAACGAACTGCGCCGGCAGAACCTGCTGCTCATCATTGCGGACGTCTTCGGCGGCCGGCAGATAGACCTGGCCAAGCGGATGGGCCGGGGTCAAGCACAGATCACGCAGTGGAAGTCGCCCGAGAACGGCATCCACGAACGATCAGCCCGGCTCATTGAGCAAGCCGCCGGCAAGCCCGCGGGCTGGATGGATCTGCCGCACGACAGCGGGCACGAGGGCCTGGTCACCCGTGAGACGGTGGCCGCGCTGCCCTTTCATTCGCCCAGGCCGGCCCCGCGCGTGGCGCTGGAGGCCCTGTGCGACGAGCTGGCCCGCGTGGCAGAACCCGAGCGCCGTGAAGCCCTGGGCACCTTGCTGCGGGCCTGCGCCCTGGCCGGGGGCGATGTCAGCTACGTTGAGCCCATCTTGAGCCTGCTGCGCGTGCGCTCGCCCCCAGCAAACACCACCCGCCTGAGCGCGGCCTAGCCCAGGTGTACATCTTGCGGCGCAGGGTGCAAACCCAATAGAACGAAGGTTATAGGCCGCGCTTTTCAGCCCCGGGCGGGCTTCCCTGTTGGCAGGGCAGCCGGTAGCATCTGCACCCTGCAACCTCTTGAAAGCCCGTCCATGAGAACCCTGTTGCTCATCGTTGCCGTGTTGGCCATCGCCTCGTCAGGCTTGGCATTCGTCTCGGCCAAGAGTGCGATTCACGAACTTCAGGGGATGGCGATGGCATTGATCGGGCTGGTTTGCCTGATAGGCGCGGCGCTGCTGCAAGCCGTGAACCGCCTGCAGCCAGAGCAGCCCACAGAGGCGACCCATGGCCGGTGCGAGGAGTGCGACGAGGTGGTGCGCAAGGCGGCCAGGCGCTGCCCACACTGCGGGGCGGCGCAGGTCAAGGCCTGATGAATCCCCACCGGCCATAGCCGTATCCGCTTGATGTGCATCGAGCGGGGCAACGTCAGCCTGTGGGCTCAGGGCATCACTTGAGCAGGCGCCAGCCGGCCATAGCTCCGATCGCCCCGAAGATCGCGGCCTGCCATCCAAGGCCGGCCCCGTCTGGCGATGCCACATTTCACACTGCTTGGCCGAGCACTGCAGCCCCCGCTGCAAAAACGACACAGGCAAACAGCTTGACGACGACTTTCATGCTCGATCCTCCTTGCGAGGGCGCAAGTGTTGCACCGCAGTGCTGCAGCCGTCCACCGAAAAAAACTTTCGAGTAGGCTATTGACTTCGCAGTTTCGTCTGTCCTAAAGTCCGCATCCACGCCCCAAGACAACGGCACAGCCGGGGGCCGAGGATGCGATGGACCTGCACACCAGCCTGGCGGCCCTGGCCGCAGCCCTGGCCGCTGACGCGGCCGAGCACGCCCGCCACACCGCGCGCCTGCAGCGCACCACCGGCTTCGCCCGCGGCCTGGCCGCCGTTGGGGAGGCGCTGCTGTGAGCGCCCCCACCGTCCGCAAGTTCCCCCGAACCATGGACGAGGCGTTCCCCCGCGGCGTCGAGTACGCCTGCTCTGTCGAACGCCACCGCGCGCCCATGGGGTTCATTGAGGCACTGTTGGCCTGGGTGTCCATTTCTGGCATGTCGATGCTGATTGCTTGGTCGGTGGTGGCATGAAGCGCGGCGACCTCATACGTTTTGCGCAGGCGGCGGGGTTCATTGATGCCGAGGCAACCGTGCGCCGCCGCCATGCGCGCAAGGATGCAAACATGACCCGCGACCGCGACATAGACGAAGCATTTGACGCCCGCATTGAGCCATGGGGCGTCAATCTGCCCGGCTGCACCGGCCCCTGCCAGCAAGGCCGCGTGGCCTGCCAGTGCCCTCAATCGTGTGAGCAGGCGCTGGATCGAAGCATTCTGCGCCTGGCTGGTCAGGCGTTCCTGGCCATCGTGCTGGCGGGGGCGGTGATTGCGGTGGGAGTGGCGGTGTCATGAGTTCCGTCTACCTCACCGGCACCGTGGCCGGCACGTATCACGGCCTGTCCACCGTGCCCGAGGTTGACCAGCCTGCGCATGTGGTGGTCACCGTGCAGATGCGCCAGGTGCGCCCGGGTGCGCCGTTCATCACGGGCGTGCTGTGGTGTGGCCACGGCGAAGCCGGCGAGCGCCGCGCAGCTGAGGTGCGGCGGGAACTGGTGCGCGATACGCGGGTCAGCCTGGCAGGCGAGGCCATCACCTACTGCGCCCGGGCCAACAGCCTGAACGTGCGCGGCCTGGAGGCCGTCAACGTCGTGACGCCCATGCGCGATGTCGTGCGCTTCGAAAGCCTGCGCCCCACAACCCCCGAACCCACCACCCCATGACCCACGCCCACCACATCCACCCCCTGCCCGACCCCATCGTCATCGGCATCGCCGGCCACGCCGGGGCAGGCAAAGACACCGCCGCGGCGTACCTGGTCGAGCGCTACGGCTTCGTGCAGGCCAGCTTTGCAGACCCCATCCGCAGCATGGCCATGCTGATGCTCGAAGAAGCCGGCATCGACCACCGCTGGCTCACCGAGCGAGCCTCCAAAGAGGCGCGCATTCCCGGCCTGGGCATCAGCGCCCGCGCCCTGATGCAGACGCTGGGCACGGAGTGTGGCCGCAGCCTGCACCAGAACATCTGGGTGCGCCACATGGCCCTGCGCCTGGGCCTGCCGGGGCCTGACCTGTCTTTGCGCGGCACGCCTGCTGCGCTGGCCACGCCCGTGCATGACCGAATTGTGGTCAGCGACTGCCGCTTCCCGAACGAGGCCGAATGGATCCACCTGATCGGCGGCAAGGTCATCCGCCTGCACCGCCGCCAGGCCGGCGCCGTTCGCCCCCACGTCAGCGAAGCGCAGGTCATGGACCTGCACGCCGATGTGGACATCCACAACCACGGCGAGCACTTCGCCGGCCTGCACGGCCTGCTGGACGGCGCCATGGCGAGCTGGTGCATCGGCGAGCGTGAGCCGATGAGCCTGCGCGCGCCAGACCCGGCTGCCTACATATGACCCGCAAGCGCAGCAAATACCGCCCCCGCGGCGTCAACCCCACGGCCCACCTGGTGGCCATCCAGGGCGTGGCCTGGCTCAGCCGGGATGACCAGACCCTGTGGGCGCTGGCCATCGACGACGCAGTGCGCGCCGTGGCCCGGGGCCAGGCCAGCCAGGCGCAGTGGCGCGAAATCTTTGACGCGGTCAACCTGGTCGAGCAGCTCGTCATCATGCGCAAGGCGCATGACCCGGGGCGCATCGTGCAGGCCGCGCAAGACGCCTGCGAAGCCATCCTGGACCGTCAGCGCGCCACCGGTGTGCGTGCTGCGCGTGCCAGTGAACTGGCCGCTCTGCACGAGGTGCGCGCCGGCTGGGTGGAGCTGATGAGCGGCATCACCCAGGCCGAGCGCTTCGCGGCCGGTGAAGCCGTGGCGCACCGCGTGCGCCGGGCGCTGGCCGGTGGTGAGCCTAAGGCGCGGGTGGTGCATCCGCCGCAAGAGGTGACCGCGTGAAGCACACCCCCAGCCCCCACCGCGCCGCCGCCAGCACGCTGGCCCAGCGCCTGCGCATCGTGGCGCACCGCGGCCACCAGGTCACCGCCAAGGATCTGGCCACCCTGGTGCGCGCTGCGGCGCTGCTGGAGGAACAGGGCGCGGCGATTGACCGGCACCTGAGCGTGTACGGGCAGACGCTGGGGGAGCTGGTGGAGACGCGGCATCAGTTGGTGAGCATCAGGGAGATGCTCACGGAGGCGCTGGAGGGGGAGGCTGTATGACAAATCACACACCGGGGCCGTGGAGGGCCGGGCCGAATGGCGGCTGGGGTCTTGGCCCGATCAACGCGGTTTTCACGGCCGAGAGCGACCTCTACGGCGACCTTCTCGCCAGCCTTCAGACCGTGCCAGAGAGCCCGCACATGGAAGCCAACGCCCTCTTAATGGCTGCGGCGCCCCGCATTTACCAGGCGCTCAAGTCCGCCCGCGACTGCATCAGCCAAGACCGCCAGGCCCTCGCCGACGCCCACATGGACCCGGCCACGAACCGGCTGGACGAGGACGGCCAGGCCGGTGTGGACGAATATGACGCGGTGCTGGCTGAGATTGATGCGGCTATTGCACAGGCGGAGGGGCAAGCATGACCGAGCGCCCGATCATCTTCAGCGCGCCGATGGTGCGCGCGATCCTGGAGGGCACCAAGACGCAGACGCGGCGGGTGGTGAAGCCGCAGCCTCCTGAAATCCTGCCCGCCTACGCGCCCAAGGTCTACTGGCCCGCCCGCGACCGCCACATGACCCACGGCGACCCCGACGGCGCGGCTTATCTGCAGTTTGAACGCCCCGGCGACTATGACGGCGTGCATGTCATGCGCGGCGGCTTCGGGTTTCGCTGCCCCTATGGCCAGCCCGGCGACAGGCTTTGGGTGCGGGAGACGTGGGCATGGAGCGGCGACGGCGCCATCCCAGCCTTCGACCGCGTGCGAAAGGGGGAGGTCTGGTTCCGTGCTGACCCGGAGCGAACGTCCCCTGGCATCCGTTGGCGCCCGTCGATCCACATGCCCCGCTGGGCCAGCCGCATTACGCTGGAGGTGACTGGCGTTCGCGTGGAGCGCCTGCAGGACATCAGCAAGGCGGAAGCAGTTGCTGAGGGCATTGAGCGCGGAGAAGGGTTCCCAGGCTGGTATCGCGGGCCGCTGCCCGGAGACTCCCCCGGGCTGGTGGAATCAGGCCGCAAATTCAAGACTCCGACTGCCTTTCCGCGGCTAGCCTACCGTGCGCTGTGGGAGTCCATCAACGGCTCCAACTCCTGGGACGCAAACCCCTGGGTCTGGGTCATCGAGTTCAAGCGGGTGACGCCATGACCCAATCCCGCCACATCAACGCCCCGCGCTTCCGCTGGACGCCCGCGCGTGAGCAGATGCTGCGCAAGCTGTACCCTGACATGCCCGCCCAGCTCGTGGCGCAGCTGCTGGGCTGCTCGCTGGGGCCTGTCTACTCCAAGGCCGCGCTGCTGGGCCTGCACAAGTCTGCCGCCTTCCTGGCCAGCCAGTTGAGCGGGCGCATTCAACGCGGCCAGCGTGACCCGCGCATGACGGCCACGCAGTTCAAGCCCGGCGTGGTGCCGCACAACAAGGGCGTGCCCGGCAGCACCGGCCTGCACCCGAACTGCCGCGCCACACAGTTCAAGCCCGGCCGCAAGGCTGAGGAGGCGCGCAACTACGTGCCGATCGGCAGCCACCGGCTCAGCAAAGACGGATACCTGGAGCGCAAGATGACGGACGACCCCGCCCTGGTGCCCGCCAGGCGCTGGAAGCCCGTGGCCCGCATCGTGTGGGAGGCCGCGCACGGCCCCATTCCGCCCGGGCACCTGGTCGTCTTCCGGCCCGGCATGTTCAGCAACGTGCTCGAACAGATCACCGTGGACCGGCTGGAGTGCATCAGCCAGGCCGAGAACGGCCGCCGCAACGCGCCCACCGTCAGGCACCTTGAGGTAGCGCGGCTCATCCAGCTCAAGGGCGCCATCACGCGCCAGGTCAACCGCATCACCCAGCAAGACAGCCAGAAGGAACCCCGCCCATGAGCGCATCGCCCCACATCGACCAACTGCGCAGCCACCTGATGGACACCCTGGCCGCCCTGCGCGACCGCGACAACCCCATGGAGCCCGACCGCGCCCGCGCCGTCGCCCAGGTGGCCGGCGTGCTGGTGGACACCGCGAAGGTGGAGAT